ACTTAACGTCCAGATCGTTCCAGATGACCGGTGATCTGAGCATAAATACGAAAAAACTAAGCGTACTCTCGGTTATTAACGGGGAGGTAACTACTCTGGATATGCACGAGAGTGATCTGATTTGCGGTGACCTTGTACTCGGATACGATGGCGCTCTTGATAGAAGTGGGATTCTTGTCAGCGATTCCGGAACGATCATCGTAAGCGGAGGTATTTTCGCCGGCAATGCAACCAACCTTCGCAATGGAATTGATTTCGGTAATGGTGACTGGACGATTACAGACGCCTTCGACACTTCAGATATCAAGACAATCACTTCTGGAGCATGCACTATAACGTTTGTTGGCGGGCTAACGATTGATTCTACTGCAACCAACGACACCACCTGGACGCTCGACGGCGACACGACAATCGACGGCGATATCACCATCCAGGAAACCGCCGGCACTACCACGCTCGACCTTAACGATAATGACTTGACTCTCACGGCCGGCAGGACCTTCACGCACACCGCCGGGACGTTTACCACGGCCACTGACTACGGCGCTACGATCTTCGCAAACGGCGTCACGTTCACTAACGTCACGGCCGACAAGTGGATCAGGATAGTCGGCGGCGAGGACGGAGGCGGAAACACGAATCTCGACTTTGGCGCAGGAACGCCGCCGCTTGCCCGTGGTTGCGTTGGCGCAATACTTGGGCGGCGGTCATAGGAGCAGACGACAATGAGTGACAAACTTGGATACGAATGCAAGATGTACCACGGGGCTGCGCTTGCGACTGGCGAAACGGCCGTCGATGGCAGCTATACGGAACTGACTGCGGCGAAAGACGTGTCGGTCCCTCTCGACAAGGCAGAAGCGGACATGACAACGCGGGCCAACAACGGCTGGAAGTCGAGCCGTGGGGGCCTGAAAGACGGGAGTATCGAGTTCGAGATCAAATGGGACTCGGAGGATGCCGGCGTGACATTCATCCGCAGCGCCTTTATGAACAACACGAACATCCTCCTGGCCGTGATGGACGGTGACATTGCCGTCAACGACAACGAGGGATTCGTTGCGAATTGCGAGATCATGAGCTTCCCCCTAAACCAGCCGCTGGAAGAAGGCGTGATGATCGCCGTTACAGCCAAGCCGCGTGACCATCAGGAATGGTACGTGGTCGGAGCGTAGTCCACGGCCGGCGCAGCACAGCACGAGAATAGACAGACGAAAAGGAGCTTATCATGGCAACTGCTCTTAGCGCGCTAATAGCAAGTTTCAACGTGACCATCAAGGCGACGGCCGGCGGTATCGTCGATCTGGCCACACCGCAGGCAGTCCTTAGCATGATGAAGGCCATGGAGACGGCCTTTGGTACGGGCCTTGCCAACTGCGACGAGATCTTCTGGGATCGGAGGATGATTGCCGCCTCCGGCAATGACCCGCTGGACCTGGCGGGCACGCTGGTCAATCCACATCAGCAGGTGATTACCTTTGCGAACGTCAAGGCGATCGGCGTATTCAATCGAAGCGACCAGGCCTTGGACTATGCCGGCGGGACTCACGCAGTTACCGACGCCGGCATTGTTATCCTCGACACAAGCAGCACGTTCGTTGGGCCGTGCAAGACCGTCGCCAAAGGCATGGTCATTGAGGCCGGCGGGATGTTCCTGGCCACAAGGCCGCTTGCGGCCGGCTGGGCGGTGACTGCAGGAAGCGCCGACATCCTCCAGGTCGATAACGAGGATGGCGCCGACGAGGCCTTGTATGACGTCGTCCTGATCGGCGAGGCGGCTTGATCGAAGATCCGGCCAGCCAGAGAACAGGGAGTATGAAATGGCAAAGGTGACGCGCGACACAGCGAAGCGCACGATCGATGATCTGTTCAGAAGTTTACCGGGCGATGCGGTAATTGATCTGACGCAGGGAGGGTCAAACCCGCCAGAGGCACTTGCGGCGATCGTCAAGATCGATATCGCGGTGCATACGAAGGAAGGGAAGAAAGGACCATCGAATGCGGACGTTCAAGGACAATCAGAAAAGGACGTGGGAGATCGAAGTAAACGTCCACGCCGTAAAACGAGTAAGAGGAGCCCTTGAGCTTGACCTTCTGGGGGTAATGGAAGGCGGCGTACTTGAGGATCTGATAAATGATCCGGTGCTCTTGTGCGACATGATCTACGTCCTTTGCAAACCCCAGGCGGACGAAGCGGGGATCACAGACGAAGATTTCGGCCGCGCTATGGCCGGCGATGCGATCGACGCGGCGACAACGGCGGTCCTGGAAGGGCTGGCGGATTTTTTCCCGAGGCCTCGGAGAGAGGTTCTCCGGAAGGCCATAAAAAAGATCGGAAAACTCGAAGCGATGGCGATGAATGCGGCGGGCAAGATCATGGACGGGAAGATGCTGGAAGACAAGATGAAGGCGGATCTCGACGAAAAGCTAGCCGAAGTGAACGTGAATTCGGAGCCGCCGAGTGTTGGGAGTTCATCTACAAGCTCGCCGGCGCAGTCGGAGTCGACCCCGGGCCACTGACGCTTCGAGAACTGATGATAATGGACGAAGGCCGCGATCGGCAGTTGAGGGCGCATACATCGTCAGTCCTCTCGCTGATTGCGAACGTAAACCGGAATCCGAAGAAGTCGCGGGCGATGAGGCCGGCTGATTTCAATCCGTGGCTGGCTTGCGGCGACAGTGGCGGGAATAGAATCCCGATTCGCGCCGACAACATAGCGGTGCTGAAAAACCTGTTGTAGTTACGAGGAGAAATGAAATGGACGCATTGAATCTTTTTGAAAACGTTTGGGAGGCGATGAATTCGCCGCTCGGGATCATGGTAGTTGGCGCGTTGCTTGCCTGGATCCTCAAGCGAATCTTCCTGGCCAAGCCGGCTTGGAAGGTCTACGAAGGTACGATCATCGCGGCGATCAAGGAGGCCGAGAAGAAGGTTTCCGCCGACACTGATAACCCGGGCATTGCGCGTCTGAACACAGCGCTTCAATATGTCCTCAAGGTCTACGGGAACAACGAAGGCAAGGCGGCGACACCGAAGATCCAGGCGGAATTGCGCGAGGCGATCGGCGTCAAGCATGCGCAACTCGAGAAAGACGGAAACCTGGCCAAGAGCGATGGTGGTACCCGGATCCCGGTCCACTGACAGGAGTAGGCGATGACAAAGAAAAAGTTAGCCGCGGCCGTTGACGCCCTTGGGGCCCTGCGCGACCGGATCCACGGGCTCAAGAAGAAGGAAGAAGCGCAAACCAAGGCCCTGAAAGCCCACCTGGCCAAGCAGAAGAAATGCGATCGGACAGCAAAGGGCAATAGGTACGTGGCGGAGTTTATCCCAGGCAAAGGCAAGGGCCTGGAGATCGTCGATATGCCGCGATTCAAGAAAGCGGCCGGCCGGAAGTTCCTCGGCTGCGTGAAGGTCGACCTGGGCAGCGCCCGGAAGGTCCTCGGGGCGGACAAGGTCGACGCGCTTGGCGTTGCGAAGAACCTGGCCGATCAGCTCAAGATCTACAAGTCCCAGCCTGGCGGCAAGGCGCCGCGAAAGGCGAACGGCCGTGCGAAGAAGTGATTGGGATCCCGATGGAAGCAGTTTTTGAAAAGTTTGAAAATATCGCGCAAGACGACACGGGCTCGGTATGGGTGGATCTTGCCAAGCGCATCGCACGCCGTCTGCGCCGGTGGTTTCCATGGATCCAGTGGGACGATCTTTTTTCCGTCGCGTCTCTCGGCGCAGGCAGGGCCAATGACCTGTACGATCCGGCGAAAAGCGGATCCGGAAACAGAGTTGGGTTTATTCTCAGAAAAGGGTTTTACCTGTCGATCGACATCATGCGCCATAGTCGGATGGTGTTTAAGGTCCAGGACACTCCCCTTGCCCGCCAGGTCAGGCTTGACGATCGCACAATGCCCGAGTGCAGGATCGGCCAGGAGTATGCAAGGCCCGTCAGTTGCTACGATCTGCTGGCCGGACTCTCCGCGCAGGACAAAGTGATACTCTTATTGTATTACGATCACAGTTTCCAAGTTGACGAGATCGCGGAATATTTCAATCTATCGCCATCCGGGATCTCTTATTGGAAGCGGCTGGCGCTCGAGAAACTGAAAAGGTTGAGAAAGCCATGCTTACGATGAATGAGACGATTCGGAAGATCCTGTTGGCCTTGCTCGAATCCTTGGCTGATGGCGCGAAGTTCAGCCTTCACCCTGGGGTTGTCGAGATAGACCCCGTTGACGGCTGGCGGCGCTTTCGAGCGACCAACAAGTACATCCTGGAGGTCCATCCCGCATGCCCGTAACGATGAAAGTCAGCATCTTGTTTTTCGACTCGCCGCGCGTGATGCGCGAGATGGACAGGGCGACTCGCCGGGCGCTTGGTAAGTCCGGGGCATTTGTTCGCCGGCGGGCCAGGACATCGATCAGGAAGGGCAAGGGAGTCTCGCGCCCGGGCCAGCCGCCAAAGTCGCACGCCGGCGACATCCGAAGGCTGCTTTTCTTTTCCCTTGGCCCGGACCGCCAGAGCGTTGTCATAGGTCCGCAACGGTACAAGGAGGGTGAAGCCCCGAACCTGCTCGAGTTCGGGGGCACGGCAGTCCGCCAGAGGATTGACAGGAAAACCGGCAAGCTCGGGCGCAAGAAGGTTGTCGTTTACAGAAAGCGGCCGTTCATGGGGCCGGCGCTCGAGGCGGAGCTTCCGGGCGTTCCGGACAAATGGCGGAATTCGATCGGAGGCAATTTGTGACGGCTGGCAATTGGCGGTTGGCAATTGGGAACGACATGAACTACACGACGAAACACGATGAGCGGCGGGCCGTTGAGCCGTTGAGCCGTTGGCCGTTGAGCCAACTGCCAACTGCCAATTGCCAACTGCGAGGTTTATGACATGGCTGGTGGAGCACAAGGCATCAAGGCGGGGCGGGCCTATGTGGAACTTGGAACGCATAACAAGGTCCAGGCGGGCCTGCGCAGCGCGCAGAGGCGCCTAAAGGCGTTTGGATCGGCTGTCGGGGCGGTCGGGGCGAAGATGATGAAGATGGGAGCTCTTGCGTTGGCGCCACTGCTGGCGTCGGCAAAGGCGTTCGCATCGATGGGCGACAAGATCGGCAAGATGGCCAAGCGTACCGGGTTGACCGTCGAGGCCCTGAGCGCGCTGGAATTCGCGGCCAGCCAGAGCGGGACAAGCATCGAGTCCCTGGAGAAAGGCCTCAAGCGAATGCAGCAAACCATTTTCGACGCGGGGAGGGGGCTGTCGACGGCCGTTGACGGCCTGGCGGCGTTGGGGCTCACCTACAGTAACCTTGCGGCGCTTGCGCCCGAAGAACAGTTCAAGTTGATTGCCGATCGCCTGGACAAGGTCTCCCACGCCACGGACAAGGCGGCGATAGCCGCGATGGTATTCGGGCGGGCGGGTACGGCGATGCTCCCGCTGATTGCCGGCGGGGCGGCGGGAATCGACGAACTGATACAGAAGGCGGAAAAATATGGTCTTGTAATCTCGACGGATGCGGCGCGAGCGGCCGAGGAATTCACAGACGCGATCGACATCGCCGGCCGCGTCGTGAAGATGACGGCGTTCGAGGTCGGGGCGTCGCTTGTCCCGGAACTAATGAATGCAACCAAATGGGTAATCGAGACTACGGGCAAGGTGAAGAAGTGGATCCAGGCCAACAGGGAAACGATCGTGTCGATACTCAAATGGTCGGCGGCGCTTGTTGCCGCTGGTGTGGTGGCGGTCGCTGCCGGTATCGCAATACAAGGGCTCGCCCTGGCGATCGGAGCGCTAAAGGTCGCGCTGGTCATTGCCTCGGGTGCAGTCCAGGGGCTCATAGTCGCGCTGACTTTTCTCGCCGCACATCCGGTGATTGCGATCTTCGCTGCGATCGCGGCGGTGGTGTATCTTATCGCCGACGCCTTCACCAGCGCGGCCGATGAGGCCAAGGCGGCGGAAGAGGCCTGGCAGTCAATGTTGGACATGGAGATCGAGGCCAAGGCGTTTCGCAAGAAGAAAAAAAAGGATGAAGCCGAGGCGAGGGATAGACGGAAAGACGCTGCGGACAAGTCCAGGGACGGCGGCGAGATCTCACGCCTCGGGAAAGACCTGGCAGACTACAGGCGTATGCAAAAGGAGATGCGCAGTTCCGAGACAGATCGCATCGAAAACGTGCACGAGCGGGCAGTTCGCCGGATCAAAGACCGCTACGCGGAGGAACGGCGGAAAGCGAAGGGGCAGGAACTAACGCTGATGGGAATCGACCTGGCGGAGAGCGCGGCATTGCAAACGCTCCACGCACGGCGGGAACGGCAGATAGCAAAGACCAAGGCCGATGAAAAGAAGCGCAGCGATGAAGCGGCGATGCAGAAGGCAAAAGCGCGCGGCGTCCAACGCATGGCGGACGAAAAGCAGTTGCAGAGTGAGATTGCCCGCCTGGAGATCCAGCGGACGTTAGAAGGCCACGATCAAAAAATGGCCCTGATCGATCTGGAAGAAAGAGCGGCCTTCGCGGCGGCCATAGCCGCGGGCGCTGACACCTCTGGTATCCGCAAGAAGTTTAGTCTCATTCGCCAGATAGCGGACGCCGGCCGGAAGGTTGCAAAGAAGGCGGAGATTGGCGCTACCGGGACGTTCAGCGCCCGGGCCTTGTGGGGCATGGGCGGCGGCAAAGCCGCCGATCGGACGGCCAAGGCGACGGAGGAAACGGCCAAGAAAGTCGGGAAGATCTTATCGATCCAGCAAGCGGGCGGGTTGGTGTTTGGATGATTAACGGCATGGCAATTGGGAGTTGGCAGATGGCAGTTGGCAACGACATAAAAACAGACGACAACAACCGCCCGCCGGCGATGCCGGCCGTTGCCGTTTCCGTGGCCGTTGAGCCAACTGCCAACTGCCAACTGCCAACTGCCAGG